GTTATGCACCAGCACGCCGTTGGCGATGTACGTGTGCAGACCTGCCACGTTGAAGTTGTACACGGGCACGGGTGTTTCCGCGGCAACAGCGCGAACGCCCGTCACCAATTGCGTGTAGCGTCCGCCCGGCGTGTAGGCCTCGATCAGATCGCCGGCGCGCAAGTCCTTCACTCGCACAAATTGCCCGTGCAACCGCGCCACGTCGCGCTGCACATACGGCGCCCAGATCGGATGCTCGCCCGTCACGCGCAGCACGGCCAGATTTGCCAGCGCCACTTCGTAATAGGCGTCAACCTCATCCCGGATCAGATCAGTGACCAGGCCCGGCACAAACGTGCCGTCCACCGCAAATGACTGCACCTGGTCGCCGACCTCAATCTCCTCGATCGGGCGTGTCGTGCCATCGGCCAGTAGGATCAGCGTTCCGGCCCGGAAGCAGGACCCGCCGTCGCCGGTGTCACCGCCGCCGGAACTGCCGCCGCCATTGTTACTCGATGGCGGAGCTGGCGCAATACCTCCGACCGGCCCGGTCGGATTCGGCGCGCTCACAGTGCCATTGACGTGCACGTTGACACCAATGTCCGTCGGTATGCCCAGGGCCGCATCTTTGACGCCGTTCAGCAAGTCCATCACCTCTTGCAGACTACCGCCAGCCTTCAGCGTTTTAGCCGCCGTCTCCACGCCGCGCATCGCCGTCGCCGTGGCTTTATCGAATAGCCCCCACTTTTCGCCCAGATTCGCCAAGAGCGTGGTTCCCTCGGCGCCAAACTCGCCATTGGCGACTTTGGCCGCGAGAATATTCAGGATGATTTTCTTGATGTCCTTATCGTGCTCGGTCGCCAGGTCGGCGATCGAGCCCTGCACGGCCTGATACTCTTTTTGCAACTCGCCGATCTTCTTAGAGTTATCGATGTACGCCTGAGTCGCCCCGGTGGCCCCGCCGATCTTGCCGGTGAGTTTTTCAATCTCCACGGCCAAATTGGCTTGCTTCAGCGGGTCGGTCTCTTTAGCAAGTTTCGCCTGCGCTGCGGCCAGTCTCAATTGGGCCTGTGTCAGTTCCGCCGCGGTCAGGGTGCCTTTCTTCTGGGTGGTCACCTCTTTGCCTTGGACGGTCTCCAGGTCTCTGATCTGGTTATATAAGTCATTCGCTTTTGTGGTCAAACCCCTCAGGCCATCGGCGTAATTCTTGTTCGCTTCGCCGACCGGCCCATCGACCAGGCCCATCCAGTAAGCGGCTTCATCTTTTAGCGCTTTCAGATCATCCTTGCTCATGCCGGCCGCGGCCCCTAGCGTTCCGAGGTCGGTGGCTGCGCCTTTCGCTGCGTCGCCGGCCATCTTGATCTGCGCGGCCAGCGCTTCATCGCTCGTCGCTGCATCGTATTGCGCTTGCATTAACCTGACTTCATCATCGGTCAGGGTCTTGACGAGCGTGCTTAGTGCTGCGATGCCCTCCTTGGCGCGGCCATTCATCGAATACCAATTCATCACAGCATCGGCGGTGCCCCTAACGCCGTTGTTGTATTCCTCAATGGTCATCTTGCCTTCGGCTACAGATTGCCGCATCTTCTCTTGATTTTCAGCGAATGTCTGAGCAAGAATATCGCCACCGCGAGTAACCAACGTCAGCGTGGCGAGCACATCCTGATTGTTGCGCCGGAACTCATCCAGCGCCGCCGCCGCGTTCTTCGTAGGCCCGATTAGCCCGTTCATCAGCACGGCCGCATCGGTCAGGCCCGGCAGTAGGCCCATGACGAACGAATCTTTCAGCGCGTTGACACTGTTCTCGAAGCGTTTGGTCTGAAACTCCATTGTGCCGGACGCGGCACTGTACGCTTTCTCCAGGCTGCCGCTGGCATTCTCCATTTTGCCCAGAATCTCGGCATAAGCCTGTCCCTGGCTGCCGGCCGTAGAAAGCACGCCCGTCAAGGCGCGGATGTTGGGAATGATCAGGTCCAGTTGCTCGACGTTGCCGCCGGTGCGCTGCATCAAATCCTGTAAAGCCACCAGCAAGCCCTTGTCGCGAATCGCGGCGCGCACTTCGTCGGCGCTCGTCCCCATTGCGGCTAGCGCATCCTGGGCTTGCTTGCCAGGGGCTTCCAGCGCCCCGATCGTCCCGCGCAGCGCCGTGGCGGCTTCCTCAGCGCTCATTCCAGTGCGCGTCATGGTGGCCAACGAAGCGGCTACTTGCTCAAAGGATACGCCCGCCGCCGCCGCAATCGGCAGCACGCGGCCCAGCGCCCCGGCCAGGGCCGCCGGTTCGCCCTTGCCTTCCTTCACGGCTTGAATCAACACATCCGTGACGTTGGCCGCGTCGCCCGCGCCCATTTTGTACGCGTTCAGCGTGCTGGTCACCGCGTCCGCCACGGTCTTGGTTTCACCCAGGCCGGCCGCACTCGCCTTGGCCGAGACGGTCAGGATGTCCATGGCCTGTTGACCCGCAAAGCCGGACGAGGCGACAAAGTACAGCCCTTCGGCGAGTTCCTTGGAGGACTTGGGCAGTTCAGTGGATAGGCCGATCACATCGGCCGTCAAACCCTGGATCGCGCTGGCGCTCGTGCCCGTCAATCCCTCGATGCGGCTCATCACCGTTTGCAATTCAGCGCCACTGCCGATGAAGTCGCCCATCGCGCGCACCACGTCGCCGACGATGAAGCGAAAGTTCATGTAGTTCGACGCGACACTGGACACGACGCTGCCCAGCGTCTGCTGTTTGCTGCCGCTCTCTTCCACCTTGGCGCTCAACCGATCGACCGCGGTGGTGTACTGCGTCAGGGTGATGTCGCCTTTGGCAAAGGAGTTGGTCAGCGCCGTCAATTGCGCCGCCGCTTGTTGCGAGGAGGCCGACGCCAGGCCATGCGCCTGCTGAATCTGCCGCACGGCTGCGTCGTACTGCTGCACGCTAATCTTGCCGGCGTTCAGCAGTTGGTTCAACTGCCCAATCGACGCCCGCGCCACGTCGCCCTTGGTTGCGCCGTTCAGCGTTTCCGCCAGCCCGTTCAGGCGCTGTCGATAGGCGTTCAATTCACCACCAAACTGCACCAACGAATTGCGCGCCGCGCTCAGGCCGGTTTGAAATTCGCGCGTGTCCGCTCCGATGGTGGCATACAGTCGAGAGATTTCGCCAGACATAGTTCACCTTTCCCCCTCCCCTATCGCGGCGTTAGCGCTACGGGGGAGGATGGGAGGGGGTCATTTATAGCGCCCGATCCAGCCGTTGGCCTCTTGCTCTTCATCCACCATCTCTAAGATGGCTCTGTCAGGCAGGGCCGGATCGGCCGTTTTCAACGCCTTGAAGATGCCCGTCATCTCGTCGAAGGTTTGCCACTCCACGATCTCCTTGACGGGCATCTGATCGATTTCGCTCAGGCTCTTACCCAGGCGCTCGGCTAACTGGAAGCGGTAACGGTAGAGTCCGTTTCGGACGATTTGACGTCGGGCGCTTTTGGGACATCGACATTCAGCCCCAGCATCGCTTTAGCCGCGTTGATGATGCGTAGCATCGGCGCGTCGTGCTGCTCGCCGATCGTTTGGATCTCGGCCTCGCTAAACATCGGCGCATCCGTCTCAGGATCGATCAACATCTCGGCCACTAGCCGCTTGCCAAACTCGCCGTTGGCTTCGCCGGCTGTATTCATGACAGCCAAAAACTTATCCAGCGTTAGCGCCCGTAAGAGCACTTGCCCGCCCAACTCTGGCACGGGGAGCCAGTGCTCAGGGCGCTTAGCCGCCAGCACATCCGCGCGCGTCAACGCCTTCAACTCATCCATGTTAGTAGGCCGTAGCCGCGACGTCAGCCTGCAACTTGAACGTCACGCTGAAGCGCGTGATGTCGTTGTAGCCCTGCTTGCGTTGGCGATTCTGCACCATCGCCACCACGCTGTACTTCGGCTTGCCGGTCGCCGTGCCTTCCGGCGCGTACTCGATCGTACCCTCGGTGCCCGGCGCAACGCCGTTCCAGGTGGCCGTATCGCCGGCATTGTGGTTGGAGTTCAATGAGAACTGGCCCTTGGTCAGGCCGGCCAGCACGCTATCGTGCGTGTCGCTGCCCGCGCTCTTGTCCACCAGGTCCACATTCTCGTCCGTGTCGATCGTCGTGAAGCGACCGAACGTGATCGAGGCAAACTTCAACACTGCACTGCGTCCTAAATATTCAGCCATCATTGACCTCCGTCATTTGGCAAGTTTGATGCGATAGAGCGCGCCGCGCTGAAATACCGGCGCGCCGTTGACCACTTCGTCGAGCTGCACTTCGCTTTCGCGCAGACACGCCAGCAAATTCCAGCCCGTCACGCTGAAACTCTGCTGGTGCAGCCGCGCGCGAATCTCATCGTCAATCTGCCCGGCGGCCAGTTTCGTCTCCGCCAAGCCCTTCACCAGGTACACCACCTCCACCCGATCCACGGCGGTCTCGTTCGCGTCTCCGCCGCCGCCAAACGCAAATAGCACATACGGCCGCGCGGTTGGCTGCGGCGCAATCGGGTTGTAGACCTTCGCCCCCACCAGCGCATACAGCGCCGTGGCCGGCGTCGTCAACTGTGTAAAGAGTGCGGTTTCCAGTGCGTTCATCATTCAATCCCGTATTGCCGGAACGCGTCGCTCAACGCGCGCTCGAAGGCCGGGCGGTTCTTCTCCACCGCCTTGCTCAGCATCAACTCCGGCCCAAAGCCGCGATGCCCCACTTCCCAGTAATAGGCGTACTCCACCACGCTGCCCACCACTGCAAAGTTTGCGCCGCCGGGCGGCACACTGACCAACGGCGCGCCGCTGGGCACGCTGTTGGCCACCTGGCCGCCGCCGCACAGCTGCACCATCCAACTGTTCTTCATCGCGCCCGTGTCCACCCGTTTCGTGTTCTCGGTCGCGTCCGCCTGAATGGCGATCGCCGCCGCGTTGATCGCGTTGCGCGCCAATTCCGGCGCCCGCAGGATCAGGCTATCCAACTTGCGCGTGTCAATCGTTACATCCCAGCGCACGTTCATTTGGCCACCAGCTGCACCCGCTTCGCCGTCGAGTAACTCTTGGCGTCGTCAATCCCGATCACCTCAAACGTCTGGCCATCCTTCACCACCCGATCGGTGATCGCAATCGCCTGGTCGTACTGCAGCGTCAGCCAGTAGCGCTGCGCCGGCGCCACCTGGCCCGCTTGCAGTTCCTCGCGCGGCTGCGTGCGGTCCACCGCCAGCCGGCAGGGCACATGGGTCGCGTAATCCGTCCACGTTTCCGTATAGCCGCCCGCG